GCTGCATATTGGGCAGACAAGGTAAAGTGGTGACGCAACTTAGCCTGTGGCTAATTCATGTCAGAAGAACAAACTGCTCCTGTGGAGCAATCTGTTGATACCAGCGAACTGAAGACAGAGCTCGAATCAATGAGGCGCAAGAACGCTGAATTGCTGGATGAGTACAAAAAAGCCAAAGCACAAGCCAAAGCTGTGCCTGAGGGCGTTGATGTTCAAGAATTGCTGGACTTCAAAGCGAAAGCAGAGCAAGCTGACCTAGAGAAGCAAGGCAAATATGGGGAAGCCAGGCAGGCGCTTGAGCTGCAATTTCGAGAAGCGACCGCAGAGAAGGACAAGCGCATTTCTGAACTCGAAGCGCGTGTTCGTGAGCTGGAGCTAATCACGCCTGCTGTCAGTGCTTTGGCTGATGTTGTGCACGATCCTGATTTGATCCTTAAAACCAAGCTGACGAGTGAGCAAATCGAGCGTGAGGCTGATGGCACCGTCGTTGTTGTTGATGGCTATCAAAGAACGCCCGTCAGTGAATGGGCCAAGACTCTGCCAGCTTGGATGCAAAAGCAGCCCAAGCCACAAGGCAGTGGTGCACCATCTGGGCGCAGTTCAAATGATTCGATTGCCGGTGTGAAGAATCCTTTCAGCAAAGAATCCTTCAATCTTACCGAACAGTCTCGGCTATTTAGAACTGATCGTGATATGTATGAAAAGCTTAAAAACGTCGCAAATCGCTAACATGTGATGTAACGGCAAAGCTGTGCTGCGCCATTGGGCTGTGCCCACACCGTAAACATTCTCTTCTTTTTGACAGATGGCGACTCTTAGGAGCGACATCATCATCCCTGAGGTATTTACGCCTTACGTCATTGAGCAAACCACTCAGCGTGATGCCTTCTTGGCAAGCGGTGTGGTGCAGCCAATGGCTGAGCTAAATGCTGCAGAGGGTGGTGGAGACTTCGTGCAAGTCCCTTTTTATAAAGCCAACCTGTCTGGTGACTTTGAAGTTCTAACTGATAGCTCTTCACTGACCCCAGGCAAGATCACTGCAGACAAGCAGGTTGCTGCTGTCTTGCACCGTGGCCGTGCTTTCGAGTCACGCGACCTAGCTGCCTTGGCTGCTGGTTCTGACCCGATGGCTGCCATTGGCGCCAAGATCGCTGACTACATTGCCAACCAGCGCCAGAAGGATCTTCTTTCTTGCCTTGGTGGTGTGTTCGGTGCAGTTGGTAACACCGCCAGTGCAGCTTTCATCGGCCTAGCCGTTGATGGCGCATCGGGTGATACTCCAACCGTGCTTGGCCCTCGTCAAATTGTTACTGGCAAAGCATTGCTGGGCGATCAAGGCGAAAAGCTTGCTGCGATCTGCGTACACCCAAATGTGTACTACGACTTGATGGAGCGTCGTGCGATCGACTTCATCTACGACGACAACGGTGCTGCTGACACTGCAGCCAGCCAAGGTTCGACTGCAAACGCATTCGGCCAGGTGCAAGTCCCAACATTCATGGGATTGCGCGTGATCGTCTCTGCAGACGTTCAAACAGCAAACAGCGGTTCGTCTACTGAATACGCTTCCTATCTGTTCACCCAAGGTGCAATCGCTTCTGGCGAACAGCTTGGCTTGCAGACTGAGGTGGATAGAGACATACTCGCGAAGAGCGACGCAATGTCTGTGGACCTTCACTACGTCTATCACCCGGTAGGCTCGAAGTTCTCCTCTGCTGTTTCAAATCCAACCCGCGCTCAACTTGAGACCGTTGGAAACTGGACAAAGGTATACGAGACCAACAACATTGGGATCGTGCGGATTACTTCCACTTCTAACCTTGATTGAGGGAGTAATTAACCATGGCATCCATTTTTGAGGCAACAGCGGGCAAACTTATTGGCCCGACAACTGGCGGCACTGTCACCCAGGCCACCAGTAAAGCAACAGGTGTGACTCTGAACGCAGCTTCAGGTCAAATCACCCTTGATGATGCAGCCTTAGCGGCTGCCGCTGAAGTGACCTTTGCGGTTACCAACAGCGAAATTGCAGCTACTGACGTTGTTGTGGTTAACCACAGCTCCGCCGGAACTGCTGGCGCGTATCTCGTTCAGGCCAACACAATTGCTGCTGGCTCGTTCGCGATCACCGTTGCGAACCTGTCCGCAGGTTCACTGGGAGAGGCTATTGTCCTTTCCTTTGTAGCTCTGAAGGGCGCAAGCTCCTGATGGGTTTGTTCGCTTTTAGGCGAATGAAGGAACGCGAGGCTGCTGCACAAGCGGCGGCCTTAGCTCCTGAAAAGCCAAAACCCAAGACTTCTCATGTGAAGCCCGATGGCAGTATCAATCGACGCAACAGCGGGCGGAGCAAGCGCCAACAGCTACATAACGCTGGCTGAGGCTGACGCTTTTGTAGAAGCAATGGTGCTCAGCACTGATGCAAACAAGTGGAGTTCAGGCAACACCGATAGTCGCAACCGTGCTTTGACGGCTGCAGCACAGCGGCTGGATCGCGAAAGATTCTTAGGCGCACGCGCCACCGACACACAGGCACTGCAATGGCCGCGTACTGGCGTGCGAAAGCCCGACACTTACGTCAATACTTACGCGACCGGGTTTCCGTTTCGCATTTCCGACGATTACTTCACCGACACCGAAGTTCCCGATCAGGTCAAGCGGTCACAGATTGAGCTCGCTGTCTACCTGCACAGCAACAAGGATGGCATTAGCCTTGGTGGCCTTGAAGACTTTAAGAACGTCAAGATTGGCAGCCTTGACGTAACGCCTGACAAGACCGGAGCTGTTGGTGCAGATCGCATCCCGCCAATGGTCGAGCGTTACTTGACAGGGCTTAGAATTAGTGGACCAGGCAACATCGCATTTAAACGGAGCTGATCATGGGCATGGGCTATTCGCCTTCAAAGGCAATTATCATCACAGATACAGCCGCGCATACTGGCAGGTTTTATAAAGTTGAAGCCTTAAAAGACTCAGTTATTGCTGCGATGACTTCTGAAGGCATTACTGAGAACGGATCAGGTGCTCCGTCTGCAATCAACATCAATACTGGAGCTTGCATTGAAGGTGTGATGTTCACATCGATTACTCTGACTTCTGGTCATGTCGTTGTTTATAGCGTCTAATGGGACTTGCTCAATCCCTTGAGAAAGTGGCCGGTACTGTCATCGAAAAGTTTGGCGGTGATGTGACAATTCGTTATGTTTCTGCTGGCAGCTATAACGCCACAACCGGCGCAATCTCCGAGACCGCCAGCGACACTGATGTCAAGGGTGTCTTAGAAGATGTAAGCGTGCGTGAGGTGAATGAGCTTGTGCAGCAGGGTGACAAGCGGCTCACGGTTGCGGCAAAGGATCTGCCGTCGGCACCAGAGACTAAAGATCGCGTTGTGATCAGCACGGTTGTGCATCAAATCATCCGAGTTGATACTACAGAGCAAGACAACACGGCGATCACTCACGGATTAATCCTGAGGGCATAGCGATGGCACGCAATCTCAAGCTAGATCAGATTGCTGATTTTATGGAAGGCGAGATCGCGGATGTCGTCGCTGAGACTACTATGACTTGGCATGGCTTGCTAAAGTTACGCGAGGCACGCACTAGTGGTGGCATCGGCACTCCTGTCGTCACTGCAACGTTGATCAATTCATGGCAGGTAGATATATCTAAAAAATTCGAAGGGCGCATCTTTACTATTCTGGACTACGCCGAACCTGTTGTTTACGGAACGACTGCATCATTCCCGCCATCTTGGCAGGGTAAATACCGCACAAGGCAGGGAACACAGCCAGGCTACCCAGATTTAATCGGCAAAGAAGTAGCCACCAAATTTGTGCCTAAAATCGTAAGTGACATTCGGCGGAAGCGTGGATAATGGCTGCTGCTGATCTCAATGCAATCAGGGCCACTATTGAAGGCAGGCTTGCAACAGAGCTAGCTAGCAGCCCTGCCATCCCTGTTGTGTTTCACAACATGGCGTTTGAGCCTACGCCCAATTCATCATTTGTGCAATGTCTTGTCAGCTTTGGTGCAGGCGAATATCTGAGCCAAGGGTTGACAACTAATTCTCAGAACCGAATCATCGGTCTTGTTGTCATCAGCATATTCTCCGCCAAAGGAGTTGGACCTGGCGCTAACTACGTTATCGGAAAAAGAATTCGGGATCTTTATAATAGAATCATCGTGTCGGGTATTTTCTTCGACGCTGCAACAGGCCCAGAGGCACTGCTATCAGCAGCACCCGAGGGCTTCTTCCAAACTCAGGTCCGTGTGACCTTTGAATCTATCGAGGAACTCTGACCATGGCAACAATCCGAGGCGAATCTGGATCAGTTGAATTTGAGACCGGCGGCGGCAGTCTTGCCACTGTTGTCGGTACTCGCAGCTGGAGCCTGTCAATCACAAAAGAAACCTTGGACACTTCAGTCCATGGAAACACTTTCCGCCAATTTGTTGGCAGCATGATTTCCGGCTCCGGAACAGTTGAACTGGTTTATGACCCAGATGCAACGGGCCAAGCTGCGTTTGTCGAAGACATCATCAAAGCAAATGATGCTGCTGATGCTTCGTTTGAGTTGTTCACTACCGGCAACACAAACGGCACTGATTCGGTTTCTTTTGGCGGAATTATCACTGACATGGAAATCACTTCAACTGTCGGTGAGCTAGTTGTTGCCACCTGCAACTTCATCACCAGCAGCACTATCACTTCGAATCTTGAATGATGATGCTATAGTATAGATAACAAATCTGTTGTCTTAATGCCTGCTGGGAATCGCACTGTTGATCTGCTGGTTGGGGCGTTTGACCTCAACCAGCGCCGCAAGTTTCAATTAAAAAACGCAAACGGCGACAAGGTTGTTGATTTATTTTTCAAGCCCATCACCCGCGCTGATCGCAAGAAAGCACAGCTGCTAGCTGGTACTGATGAGGCATTGGACATCAGCACCAACATGCTGTGCCAAATTGCTGAGCTTGAGGATGGCACCAAGGCTTTTGCTGCCGCTGACGCGAACAAGCTCCAGCGCCAGTTACCTGAGTCTGTGCTCAATGAGATTGAGCTGTTCTTGTTTGGCCTTGGTGAAGAGACTGGTCTTGAAGACGCAAAAAACGACTAAAGCAGGACAAGTGGACTTTCTTTGAGTTCCACCTGTCCTGCGAACTGGGCATGACAGTTAGCAGGCTCCGCACGGAACTGACCGATGCGGAGCTTGTGCATTTTGCTGCCTATTATGAACTAAAGGCAGAGATGGAAGAACAAGCTATGCAGCGTGCTAAGCGTATGCGGCGTTAGACTTTGAGCACTGCTAGGCAGACGTGGCACAGTCAACAGTAGAACTGATTGTTGATGCTGCAAAAGCGGTCAACCCGCTACGTCAGGTCAATAGAGCAAGCCAAAAGCTGAATCAATCAATAAAACGCTCACAACGTGTGATGCGTAGCCTCGGAGTTGTTGGCGCACGAGCAACGAGAAAGCTTAAAGATGGATTTGACCGTGCAGCTCGCGGGGCACGAGCACTAGCACAAAAAATGGGTGGGCTAAAAAGTGCTTTAGTAGGCCTGGGCCTCGGCGCAGTAACGAAAAGCTTTGTTGATCAAGCCGCGCAGTTTAGCCAAACACAAATAAGACTTCGAGCTTTAGCGGGTGAATACGGAGAATATGATCAGGTCCAAAAACTTATCGCAAAAAATGCCAAAACTTTCAATTTATCGTTGGCAGAATCTGCCAGTCAATTCGCAGACATCTTTGCCCGTTTACGTCCTGTAGGCAAATCTCTAGATGAGATCCAGACTACATTCGAAGGCTTTAACGCAGTTGCAATTGTTAGCGGCACATCCGCAGGTGCTGCTTCGTCTGCCTTCCTGCAGTTAAGTCAGGCTTTGGGTTCAGGCCGCTTGCAAGGTGATGAGTTCCGATCGATTTCTGAACAGCTGCCAGGAATCCTAAAGCTGGTCGCTGATCAGATGCAAGTCAATGTTGCAGACCTCAAAAAGCTCGGTAGCGAGGGTGCGATTACTGCTGACATCCTCATTAATTCGTTAGCAAAAGGCTTTGACGAAAATGCAGACAAAATTAAGGCAATTCTTGACCAGTCTCCTTCAGCAAAATTCAAGGCGTTCAGTAACGCTGCATCTGAACTTAGCACCGCCATAGGTACAGAACTGCTGCCTGTTATTACTCCACTGGCCGAAAAGGCTACTGAGCTGCTGACACAGTTTGGTGGGTTGCCAAAGCCCCTTAAACAAGCCGCTGGCGGCATCTTGCTGCTCGGCGTAGCAGCAGCGATTGCATTACCAGCAATCGGCGGTTTGTCCTTGGCGCTCGCCGGTATGAGCGCGGGCACGATTGCTGCGCTAGGCGCGATTGTTCTTAAACTGGCTGCTATTGGCGGGACAGGCGCATTAATTTTTGAGCTAAGCAAAAGCGTCACAGAATTTCAAGACCTAATCGACACAGGATCAGTAGAGGATCTTGAAAAGGAAGCAACTCGGTTAGAAGCAGCAATTAAAGCTTTAGACAAGCCTGCAATTGCTGGTGGGAACAACCTTAAAGGATTAGGCCAAAGCGCATCTGTTGCTTCGCAAGAGCTCACAGATCTGGAATCAAAACTAAATCAAGTACGCACCGCTATAGCGCAACAAGTTGACACGCAACCTACGCAAGGGGCATTCGACTTCGCAGGAATACAGGCTGCAGTCGCAGAAGCAGAAAAGGCCAAAAATAAAAAGATTAAACCAAAACAAGAAACTGAGGCAGAAAGAATTGC